CTTTAGTTTTAAACTTATGCTTGTTTGAACAAGAAGAAGTTGTTTGCACCTAGTGTACATACAGCTCTTTCAGACAAGAAGTTTACTTCCATAGCATCTAAATCGCTATTTGAAGCACCACCTGCTGAACCTGTCATCCATGTCTTGTAACGTCTGTCTTCAGTTTCAGAAGCTCTGTATCTAACGTGTAAGAATGGTCTCTTAGCATTTTTTCCTAAGATTTGGTCATAAACAGTAGTAGAACCTGCAGGAACTAACATTCCGTTGACTTTACCATTTGTTAATCCACCTCTCATTGTTGGGTCATTCAAGTATTTCCAATCTGACTTGTAGAAATCATACCCTCTTCTGAATCCTGTGAATCCTAAGTTAAGAGCCATGTCCTTGTCATTATCGAAAAGACCGTAAGAAGTACCACCAGCTCCGTAAGAGTTCTGTTCAGCTAACATATCATCGATAGCAAAACCAAATGATCTATCTAAGAATAATACATTCTCTTCAATAGAACCTTGCTTGTCTAATCTTTGTACGATAGTATCCCAATCAGATAATGCAGCTGGATTAGCTCCTGCCCACACGTTTCCTCTGTTACCTACAGTGTAGAATACACCTTCAGAACCTTTGTTACCTACGTTACTTGTATTTGGTACTGCAGCAGCTCCTGAACCAACAGCAGCAGGAACAGCTTCAATCATTGCTGTCTCTAAGTAATCATCGAATCTCAAACGAGTTTCGTGCTCAGACTTCATGTACCAGTAGTATCCTGAAGCTCCGTTTTCAGTAGTTACTTCAATCCATCCAATTTGAGCCATATCAGAACCTGATACTGCATACTTATCTTTTAAGATAATTGGAGAGTTTTCGAAGATTTCATCATCTGCTTCTAAAGAACCTACCATTCCTGTAGTTCCTTTTTTGAATTCAGAACCGTAGATGAACATTTCGTAAATGTTTCCTACGTTATCATTTGTCATACCATTTGCTTCGTAGAAAGCCACCTCGATAACACCTGTAGCAGTATTAACAGAAGTTACGATTGCTTTGTTTACTGTAGCAACTGTACCTAAGATAGTTTTAGGCGACAACATGATTGTTTGTCCAACTCTTACAGCAATACCTCCAGTTCCTGGTGATAAAGTGTCGTTAATTGTGAATGTAGCTGTATCTTGTGCCGTTATAACAGTAGTTGTACAGTTTACATATTTTGTGTGTAGTCTTCCTTGCTCTGCCCATTTGATAAGGTCTGAGTTAGAAGGCATTTCAGCTCCTACCATTCTTAAGAATGAAGATACTGATCTATTACCATATCTTTCGAATTCTTTCTCGTAAGTATCTGGAAGATACTGATTCAAGAAATCGAAGTTAGTAATGTAGTTTGTTGATAGGGCAACTTGCTCTGCACTTGGCTGCAAGTTAAACCCTGGTGACGCTTGTACTGACATAATTTTTGTTTTTGTTTTTTGTTAATGTTTATTTTTTACTCCTAATCTTTAATCCACGACCCGAGTCGTTACTTAAAGACCTTACCTGTGTTCCTCCTTTTGAACTGACTTCTCCGGTGGTACGTTCAGACATGTTAATGTTTTTCATTGTCTTCATCATTCCATCCTTTGCAGTCGACTTGCCTTGATCATAAAAGAACTGGGCAAACTTCTCAGGATTCATCGCGACAGCTAACGACTTGTGGTATCCTCTAGCATCACTAACCATTCCATTTTCATCCAAAAACTTTTTAATAAAGTTCTCTGGATTAGACTGTATTTTTTTTAGTTCTGCAGCATCTCCGGGATTAAAAACAACTGAATTATCATCTAATTTGAACTCAAAACCTTTGAACTCATTAGAAAACACCTCATCAGTCTTTTGTGAAAACCACTCAGACTTACGCTGATTCTCCTCCTGTGTAGTCTTCGCTGACTCTACATATTGCTTGTACTCTTGATACCCTTCATCTTCACTTAAAGAATTAGAAGATCCGCTTGACTCAAGAGGAACTTTATATTTTTCTTTTTGCTCGTTGAAAAATTTCTTAGCTTTAGCAACAATTTTTTTCTTTTTAATTTTTATTTTCTTGATGTCTGACTCCTCATCATACTCTTCGTCATAATCAAAGTCTTCCATCAATGAATCAATATCGTCTTCGTCTAAACCTTCTTCGGTAGACAGAAGATAATCCTTTAGTAATTTATCATCACTAACAGAATCAATGTCTCTGTTTAATTTAACAAAGTCATCAAGACCTCTTCCTGTTTCTTTTTTATACTTATAGTAAGCAGCTACATCGTCTGGAAGTTCTTCAGCTTCTTCTTTAGCTGCGTTAATCTCATCCAATGAAGATAACTCTCTTCCGTATTTATTCTTAATAAATGAAAGAATATCCTCCTCTCTTAATTCAGCAGAAGGGGCTTTCTCTTCTTCAGTCGCTACTTCATTATTTACTTCAGTTTCTACTTCAGTTTCTACTTCGACTTTTGCCTCGGTAGTTTCGCTATCTACAAACTGGTCCTCGTGCTTTTCCAATAGTTCATTTTCAACTTCTTGCATTGACTTTGTTTCTATAGGCTTTACTTCTCTTACTTTAATTTCCATTGTTATTTGATTTTATTTGCAAAGATACATAAATTTTATTATAACTATCTAGGATTGAACTCAGCGAAGTCGAAGCCATCAAGGCTGTCTTCGTTAGATTCAAAATTGACAGGTGGTAAATTATTTTTTCTTTGCTCGATTAATTTTGATTGTTGTGTACTCTGTTGGCTTATTCTTTGGGATTTAGCATCCTCCTTCATAACCTCTTTATCTTTTACAGCATTAACTTCTACTCCCTTAAGCTGCATCTGTAAAGAAAATTCTTTATCCATTAGCTCCACTTTCAAGGAAGCTTCGTTTTTAAGCTTTTCAATGTCAAAAGCAGTTTCAGCTTGTTTAACTTGTATTTTCCCTTGAGTTTCAGCTTGTATCTTCTGCATAGCTGATTGAGCAGCAATTTGCTGAGACTGTTGTTGTTGAGCAGCAACCATAGACTGTTGTTGAATCTGCATCTTTTCCTCTCTGTCTTGCTTCTTAATACGCTTCATTTTTAGAAGCTGATTAGCTAACTTGAGATTTCTTAATTCTCTAATATCAATAGCGTCCTCAAGATTAATATCTCCTTTAGATAATGCTATCTGAATATTTTGTTCTAATTGTTGTCTTTGTTCTTCATCAGGAGAAATTTCAACAAAAATACCAAAGTCATAAATGTACAAATCAGAAATCTCCCCTAATATATTTACATTATACTTCCCTATCTTATTTATAAAGTCTTCCTTAAAGTCTGAGTATTCTAAAATATCAGCAACTCTATAAGTTAATGCTTGAGCTAAAGATTTATATAAGTATAAACCTCCTTCAAGAATATGTCTTGTTGCTGTGTTTGAATTTAAAGCTGCTAGCTTCTGAACTCCTACTAAAGCATTTGAATCTGGAGTAGAACCATCTCTAGCTTCATTCAATCCTGTTACAGCTCTAATCATATCTAAGTAATGATTATAACTTCCTGTAAGCATTTGTAATTTACTAGCTCCTGAGCTAGATGTAAGTTGTTGAATTGGAACTCTTGCGTTGTTAAACTCTCCATCTTGAGTATAAGACCTACCAATAACAGAACCTGTTTGGAAGTATAGCCTTAATGCATCCTCCGGATTGTATGCAGCTCCTGTCCCAAGGTCTACCTCGTTAAGACCATCCGCATCTATGAATACTCCGTCAGGAACAACCTTAGCAATTACTTGCTGTATTTTTAAATGAGTAATTTGTATTAAATCTGCAAAAGGAATCATCCTTCTAACTAAAGACTCAATACTACCTTTATACATTCTTGGAGCACAAGCCACATAGTTAGGAATAGCGTGCTGAGCTGAAGACTTTGGTCTTACCATATTCTCAGACATTTCCCACTTAAGCATAATGTTTGTACCCATAACCATAACTCCCTCATACCAAACGTCAATAGTTTTAGAAACCTTCTCAAACTGAGCGTCTTCCATCATTTCTTCAGGTGGATTGAAGCTATCATCCTTCTCTATCATTTTAACATTTCCGTTATCAGAAATCTTTTTCTTATAGACAATCTTTTTGGTAGTCTTATAGTTAAAATAAAGAAGTGTAGCTGTATCTCTTAGAAATATATCGTTATCATGAAACTGAGAAACATTATAATGGTCATACCAGCTTTGGCTAGATTTAGATATTGTCTCCAGCTCTTCTTTCGTTATTGTAGGGTCAATCTTAAATAACTCAGTAATTGGAACAGTTTTAACTTCACCCCAATAAAAACAATCTTTAAAATGAGGGTCTTCAGTATAGCTGTAAATTACATTAGCAGGGTCAACATAAGAAATCTTTACTCCTTCTCCTGAAAGAAACTCATGCTTTGCAACAGATATTCCTATTACAGTAGCATCGTAATCAAGTCTTTTCCTTGTATCATCATAATGATTTTCATCAAATATAGTATTGATAGCCGTCTCTTCTGCAATTTCTATTGCAGGCTTATAGTTAAGCTGCATATAAAGAGATAGTTCTTCATCTGTTTTAGGAAGCTCATCTGGATCCATAGTAAACGGATCAACTCCTGAATCTTTTTGTATTTGTTCCAACACAGGTTTAGCAATCATCTGACCTTCAATATTGTCTTGAAAAGAACCTCTCTTCTCTTGAGACATTGCGTCTTGAGAGTACACTTTAACTTTGAATAATCTATCAGACATTCCGTTAACCACAATGTCTACAAATTTTGGTAGAATAGGGACGGGTGTCCAATCAAGATTTAGATAAGACAAATCTCCATCAACTGATAGTTCATTCTTATATTTTGATACTGACTGTTCGCCTCTTGCGTACAATCTTAATCTTGCAAATTCTTTTTTTTGGTTATAAAACCTTGAACTTGACCCATCGTTTTTAAACCATTCATATTGAATAGTCTGACCTACCATTAGCCCGTATTCAACAGTTTTTTTCTCTTCATCTGAAGCGAACTGATTCGGGAAACTTTGAGGATTTACTGATATCTTTACTTCTTTCATCTAATTATTTGGCTACGATTTCCATCATTACTATACCTTGCAAAGGTAATGCTTATTTTTGACTCTTGTTTTTGAGGTGTATATAATGTCTTTTGACAAGCCATTACGGCTAATCCAGAGCTAATAGAAGCATCATGCTTTGTTCTGTTATTAATATCAAACTTTGCCCAATCTTCCAATGTTCTATTAAATAACATAGAGCCAACTTCATCACTAGGTCTATAAGTTCCATCTAAATCAAATCCAACGTGTTTTTCTATATATGACTCTATAGCGGCTGCGTGAGCTTGTTTTATATCTTCAGACGAGTTAGGTATCCCGCCAAGCTCTTTCTCTGTCTTAGATAGCTTATTATATATCTTATCAGGTCTGTTCATAGAAAACCCCCTATACCCTCTATTCTTAAAATGATATAAAAGCCTCGGCTTATTATTCTCTGCAAGTATCGGCATACCATAAAACACACAAGCCATAAGGACATCTTCAAAGAATATCTCTGCTGTCTGAGGTCTAGCTATGTACTCTAAGAAAAATTCATTACTAGGAGCTTCATCCATACTAAACATAGTAAGTCCGTGAAGAGAACCGTTAGATCCACCGCCACCAACAGTACCTGATATATCGTAACTATCACAACCAAAAGCTCCAATATGTTCGTTTCCTGGATATTTTATTCCATTCTTGGTTATCATGTTGTTTTGTAAATGCTTATTAGGAGTCCAACCAACATAAAACCTTCCTCTTTTATCAGGGCTAAATATAACCTCTGTATCTTGAATTCCATTCTTCCAATGGAAAGACCCTCTAGTAACGTGCCTATCAGTAATTAAAGATTCGTTATAATCTACCTGCTGATATATCTTAGTAAGATTAAATAATGACTGCTTACTTTCATCTCTAAATGCGTGAGATTCTGTTCTCGGAAACTGTCTATAAAATTCATTCAAAGCATCCGGGTCACTCTTTAGTGAATCCACCTCTGCGTCCCAATAATCAATAGCTCCAATCTCTATCATCTCACCATCAACCCCCAACAATGGTTTTTTAGGATTTCTAAATACAGGCATTCCATGTATATCAATGAACCCTTCCATATTCCACTCCATAGGAATAAAAAGAGAATACATGCCACTTTTTGTCTGTCCGTTTTTATTTCTAGAAGTAACTGACGAATCCTCGTATAACTTTTTAAAATTATCTCCACCTTTACTTAACGCATTGGATGTTGAACCCATCATACACTTCCCTATAACTTTACTACCTAATCTAAGACAGGTTTTAGTTACACGCCAGTTGTTTAAAATATTGTTTGGCTTAATCCACTTTCCTGATTCATCATGAACTAATAAAAGTAACTTTTCTCCATCATAACTGTTATCGTCTGTATTCTTCCAGTCAATAGTAGTATCAAGTCCTTCAAAACTTTCTTCAGCTACAGTAGCCATATTCTTTTTAGTAATCTTAGAAGCAGGAACTCTAAATGCTAATTCAGTTTTTGGCTTATCCATTCCATCCTGGATAGGTTTAAAAAAGAAAGGAAGTCTATTGGATATAGGAACTACCTTATCCGTAAACATCTTCTTTGCATCAGAACCTGTCTTTGATAATATCCCAACCCTTGCATCTGTAGCTAGTGTTCCTGTATTTACACATTCAGAAGAACCCATAAAAGAAAATCCAGAACGTCTAATTTTTAGATACGACATTCCAAAAGACCTTTTATCAGCTTTACAAGCTTCCCAAAATATGAAAAATATTCTGTTTGCTTCTCGGTAATCAGGATAACCAACATCTATATTTGTCCATTGAAGGTACATGTACTGAGAACCTGTTATGTAGGTAGACTCACCTTTATTCATAAACCAATAACCTAACTCTCTATTATCAAATTCATTCTCAATATATTCAACCCACTTATCTTTAAATGAACTGTGCATATCATTCCATTGGAATATAGACTTTATTTTAAATAATTCTTTTGGTAATTCTTCTCTCTCCCAATATTGTTTTTCAGGTTTAGTGCTTCTCATATTAGCACGCAAAGGCTTCATAGGAAGACCTATGACTAAACCACTAACACTAATAATATCACCCAATGTTCCGTCACGAGATATTATCACTATGTCATATTCCTGGTTATATCCGTAATTCCAAGAAGATTTTTTATTCTTTCTCTTAATTACCGAATCAGATATATAGTCCTCTAGGACTGTATATAATTTAACCTCTAGCTCTTTTTTCTGCAAATCCACTTGTACTAGGTTTAGTTTCTTTTTTATCAGACTCTTCTCTTAAATTATCCTCCTCAATATCAATTCTAGAAAGTATTTCAAACGCATCAAATATAGCTAATTTTTTAGCAGCTGCAGCATTCTTTAATTTATCTGCTGCCAAATCATCTTCAATGTCATATCCAACTATTTTTTCTTGAGCAACTTTTATAAGCTCCTCAACAGCTCTTCTTCCTGCTATTACAAGCTCCAATCTTAATTCATTTGAGTTCTTCATAATTTAATTGTTATTTGGTGATCATAAACTCTATACATAGTCTTTTCATCAACAATAAATTCGTATTCGCTTTCCGGAGTGAAACAAACTTTATCTCCATTAGAAACCCCTTGTGATTTTAGATATTCATTAGGATATCTCATTACCCCCATTAAAGGCTCTTTAGATGTAGCTTTATATATATATGAATCCTGAACTTCTAACGGCTCTACGAAACAATATCTATCGTATGCATTCCATTCTCCATCCTGCTTGTACATGAAGAACTGCTCCTGATCTATGAAGAATAAATCATCCTTAAAAAAGCTTTGACCACTTTTTTTTCTTCCCTGCATATCAAAATAAAACTTAAAAACATTATGATGAACAAGTAAAGTGTCACCAATTTTAATTTTACCTTCATATCCTAATGGCGTTTCTATTACTTCTGCGTAACGATTTGAAAACTTATGGTCTTCTTCTGATGTGCTTGTTATAAACTCAGTACCTGATATTTCTTTTGTGTTGTTGTATCTCTTGCCGTTAAGTGGCTTTACGATAAATTGGAATGGTGATTTCATAGTTGGTGCTTACGAGCCGCAACCAATACAATCTATTTGACTATCTGTTGGCTTGACCCCATTTAATTTCATTTTAATATTGTGGATTTCGTCAGATAATTCTAACTTATCCATCCAAGTCTTCCCCTCCTTTTGAGACTCCAACTCTTCTATCTTTAATTGTAGTAATCTTCTTTCTGCTTCAGTCATCCTTAAAAGTTTATATTGTACTCAACAGAAATAGGCATCGTAGAAGTAAATCTTTTCCACATAACTATTCCGTCATCTCCTTCTATCCATATATTTATATCTCCAGATTCAGATTGGTTTTGTATAAGATGAATTGTATAGCTTCCTCCAAGAACTTGTTGCCCCACTATGTAGTGCATCGCACCTCCCTTGTAGTCAGGGCCTATTGAGATTTTTCTAATATTCATATTATACGTTTTTCCAGACTTCAATTTGAGCAGATGGAGTAGTCCCAACCCATCCTAATAGATTTGTACCCTCTAATCTTCCAGAGTCATTACCAGAAGAATCCTTCATAATTTCATAGGTTAAAATGTCATTTGCATTAGCAACAACAGGAACTGTTAACTCGTAAGGGGTTAGCAAGCCTGCCTCTATTATTTTAAAAACTTTAGGGTCTCCTACCTGAACACCATTTATTAAAGCTCTAAAAGCAAAAACAGAAACGTTCCCTGAAACCCCTTCTTTTGTAACAGAAATAAAAGTGTTTACTAGGTAGTTACCTGCTGTACTAAATACAACGTCACCACTTGATATTATTTCTACATTTGTAGATGTCTGAGTAGCACCAAACTCAACCTTTAAGGCTGTGTTCCCTGATGGACTTTGAATGTCATAAGAAGTTCCCTTTATTTGAAAAACATATTGAGCTGTTGCATTAGGAACTAACGCAATTATATCTCCAATCAAATAACTCTTGGTTCTCAATGACCCTTCAAAGTCAGTTCCTACAAGGAAATCATCTACAGTTACTGCGGTATCAAAACTATAAGTGCTTATCTTACCCATTTTCTTTTTTTATTTCTCCTGTTTGTATATTTATTACAGCGTCTTCGCCATATTTTTTCATTAGTTTTTGCTCCTCTAAAGCGTACTCAGATTTCATTTCTGAAATGTCAGACATTAAAGCGTTCTGCTGAATAACCGTATCTCCCAATGAGATTTTTAGTTTGTTAAAAGAGTTTACTAATTCTTGTATTCTTTCTAATTCTTTTTTAGTTAATTTATTCATTTTATTTGATTTTTTATAAAGATAGTAAATTATTTATTAATCCCTAAACCTTATCAACATTTCTGCCATTTTAATATATGTTTAAATTTGCTACTACTTCTGCCATTTTTTATTTGTTTTAATATGTAACCCACATAAAGTTATCAATATAGTTTGGAGTTGGATTTGTTGTTGTTATTGTTTTTGCTTGCGTTCCACTTGCATCAGTAACAGAAGTTCCGCTTCCTTCGTCAAAATTCCAATGCCCTTTCAATCCAGTTTCCGAACCAGTAAACACTCTTGTTTCATCTGCTAACAATTCAGCTTGTGACCTCGTGGTATTCCAAATTGATACATCTCTAATTGTTCCCTTAAATCCTAAAGAAGTATTAATTGCACCAAAATTTGCAACAGTAAAAACTGCACCACTTCTTGTAAATGGAAGTGATGTTGAAACCGTTTGCGTCTGCATCACATTATCAACATATAATTCTGCCCTTGTTCCTGTCAATGTTATTGAAATATAATACCATTGATTTGCATTGAAATATTGACCAGCATTTGATTCAAGTAAAGCAAAATTATTACCACTTGTTGTTGTTGGAATAAACCATCTAATCACTCCCGTATCTCTAAATTCAAGGTAAGTTGTTCTTTGACCACTTCCAGCATATTGTGCGAACATGAAGTTTCTTGGTTGACCATTGTAAGTTGTTGCATCAAGTTTAACCCAAAGAGAAACAGTTCTTGTATTTGTTAAATAGTTTAAACCCATTGCAACCTTATCGACATAAGTGTCATTATCAAAATGTAAAGCGTATTCAGAGCTTACTAAATTTCTTTGTGCGTATGTACCCATTCGATAAATCATACTAATTCTCCAATTAAGTTCCATTCATCAGTGTCGACTTTCAACAATGAAGCACCACAATTTATTCTCCCCATTTCTAATAAACCGTCAACACTATTTACCTGTGTCCCTGTAGGTGCAAAAGTAATAGTTTCAGCTTTCTTTGTGAAAAATATCTGCGTCCCTATAGGAAACGCAACACTTGAGTTTAAAGGTATCTCAATAATAAGGTCATCGTTATTTTCTATATTAGTGTCCCTATCGGAAAGTATTAAAGAATAAGTTCCAGAGTAAACTGATGTCTGTATTAAAGTTGTATTATCTAAAGCCGTATTCAAATCAGTTTGACTTGATAGCGTACCTGTAATACTCCCCCAGGTAGTCCCACCACCAGAAGAATTTATAGTAACTGCTCCAGTTCCTCCAACTGGAGAAATAGTTATGTTTGTTCCAGCTACAATAGAAGTAACCCCTAAAGGAATATCTCCACTTCCTAAAATAGTTGTTCCTCCTACAGTCTTAATATTCGTACCACTAACTAAAATATTTTGCTTGTCGTCTAAAGAGTTTTGTAAATCTGTTTGATTTGATAAAGTACCAGCTATATCGCCCCATTGGTCAGTAGTATCAATAACTAAATTTCCACTTCCAAGAATAGTACTCCCATTAATTGTTTTAATATTCGTACCACTAACTAATGTAGATTGATAAGTACTAGAATCAACAGAGCCATCAGCCTTTAAAAACTGAGATGCAGTACCTCCATCTTTTACAAATGTAGTTGCTTTTATATTACCACTTACCTCAAGCTTTTCACTCGGTGCAGTTGTTCCTATTCCTACGTTACCATCATTATATACGGCATCTAGTGGGTCTGAACCATCTTCAAATTTTACTCCTAAATTTGTTCTTGCTGTCGTTACATCTAATAAATCAGATAGGTTGTTTCCTTTTAATAAAGCTCCAGATAAACCACTAGAGCTTCCTCCTTGCAATCCAATAGTATATTCAACAAAATCAGTTAAGGTTGTTCCTCCAGTATTTGTTGCTGTACTTTCAACAAACCACCAACCAAAGAAAGTAGCGTTTTTCAAAATTGGATTTAAAACATAGTCCTCCAAAACAACTCCAGCCTTAGCCAGAGTCATATTAGCGTAGTTTCCTTGTCCGTACTGCATTACTAGATTTCCATTACTAAATCTATAAAGTCTATGACCTACTAAGGTAGTAGAACCTAGAGCAGTAAGAACTCCATTGTTGTCCCAAAACTTAGGTAAGTCTGTATTAGTTCCTGAATCGAATGCTGTTCTAGTAGCTAAAAAGAAAGTTGCATTTGAAACGGCATTAAGCGTTATAATATTTGCGTTATCAATATCCCCAGTACCTCCAAACTCCATAATGCTACCAGCAGAAACATCAAAACCTAAATCTGTTGCTCTACCAGTTACAACTTGGTCTTTTTTAAATGGTACTCCTTGAGCCAAAAGGTAAGTATAAACATCTCTAATACTATTAGCATAGTGTCCTATTGGATTGTTTAAATATTCAAATCCTATAATAGTATTGTTAGATAAATCTATTGCAATACGCATTGTAAACATTTTCCTACTCCAATCTTGTCTAGTTGGAATAGAAGTTTGTTGTTGTAAAGCTCCTGAATTATCTATGTAAACATAAACAGAAGCTACATTTAAGTTTGTAACCGTTATATTTGTTGCTCCAGTATAATGAATATCAAAGTAACCTTGGTCGCTGTGTATTTCTCCAGATACTGCTGGTTGAGAAAATGTAGTTCCACCAACTACCACAGTAGATACATAAGTAGTAGATACTCCAGTACCTCTTGCCTTCAATAAAGAATGGTCTACGCCTTCTGCATAGTCTTGTATGTTGCTTTCAGGGACAACTACTAAGTTAGTAGTGTCTAATGGGAAATCACTTAAAACTTGGTCTCCAGTATTTGCTCCTGATAAGTTAGAGCCTAATATAGAACCTGTTACAGTTAATCCTCCCGTTATAGTAACAGTACTCCCGTTATCAACTATAGAAGAGTCTACAAATTGAGTTCCTGTATTATCCCACTTTAATATGGCATTGTTTGTAAAAGCAGCAGCATTTTTCAAGCTTATCGTTCCTGATGTGCTTATAGGGCCTCCTGTCAGACCTTCTCCTGTAGATACAGATGTTACACTTCCTGAAGAGCTACCTATACCTATCCAGTTAGCACCGTCATAGTACTTAAGAGATGTTGAGGATGTGTTAAAAATAATCTGTCCTTGACCTGCAACAACAGGGTCTGTTGCTAGGTTTTGAATTTTTACGTTTTGTATTTCATTATTCTCTAAAGAAATGTTGTTTAGATACTTTATTGCCATTGTTTTAGTTTAAAAACGCCTCACCTGCAAATGCTGAAGAAAATGTTATTGTTATTTTTGATAAGCTTATGTATTGTACCTGACCAAACACCTCAGTTCCTGCTGAATCTACAACGGACACAGAAGGGAATTTGTTTAATGTGTGATTTATAATCCAAGTATTAGAAGCTACTGTTTGAGTAAACACAAAGTTTTTGTCTCCAGTTGCTCCATAGGAAAGTATTGAAACTATATAGTTGTTATCATCAACCAAGTCTCCGTTTCCTGTAGCATAGGTTAATCCTATGTCGTAGAAGTTAGGCTCTAATGCGTTTTGAACCGATGAATCCCATTTGTATATTCCAAACTGAGAAATATTACTACCATTGCTAATCATTACGGTAGCTCCTATAAGAGGATTGGTATAAAAAGAACTTATATCTGGAGAACTTCCTAACAAGCTTTCACTTAACATAAATGTTGATACAGAGCTAAAAGGAACTGATGCTCCTAATGAAGATGAAAAAGATATAGTACCTAATTCCCTAACGTCTGACCCTATTTTATCTTGATACTTATAATGTAAATCAGGATTGTCAATACGGTTTTGATTGTTCAGAAAGTTAGCTACCTCTTGGGCTGTGAAGTTTTTAGTAGAATTATTGGACTGAGAGTCAGTTCCAATCCATCTGTCAGACCCCACAACTTCTGTGTCATTCGTATATAGACTTATTTTTCCCATGTATTGTTTCCTTTAATCACAAAGGTACATATTTTTTAATAAAGTATTTTTTAGGTGTAGAATATAATCCTCACAATAAATACAAGAGCTAAAATTGAAATTATTGCTATAAATACAAAATTCCATTTAAAGGCTTTTTCCTTGTAGTACTTAACTGGGATATTTCTTACAATTACTTTCTCAATAAATATCGTGTCGCATTCACCGTTAATATATATCGAATCCCTGAATCTAAGAACCCTCACGGTAAGATTGTCCTTGTTTAGTGTAATAGTATCGGTTAAGTATTTTTCATGCACTACAGTGTCTGAAATGACCTTATACGTGTTTAGCCTAATCGTATCAATTAATTGAATACTGTCCACCGTGTGAACGTAAGGAAATTTTTTAACTATTCGAGCATGCCTTTGAATAGGACTGCAAGAAAAAAAAATAAATATTATTAATAAGTATTTCATAGTTTTAAAAATTAAATAAACTCGAATTATCCCAAATTGCTTTTTTGCCTCTAATGTCGTAATGTACAAATCCATTGTATAAACCAACCCCTCCCTCAGTCATTTTGCCTTGTTTAATGAGTTTTAAGATAGTTCTAGATAATTTCTTTGGTGTAATATTTTTAGATGTAATATCGCTTGCAGAAGCTGTTAAATGTTGGCTATATTTAGCACCTTTAATTTTTTTATTGTAAGCTGTGTGTCTGTAAGATGAATTAATATGAATCGGCTGACCAATGAAATCTCTTAGTACTTGTAAATTATTTGCTAACTCTTGAACATTATCCATAAACTTCTCAGGAACAGGTGTCCCGTCATTACAACTAAACTCGTGTAGGTAAAAGTTTTTGGTTAATTGCATTTAGTGGTTTTTTTTGTAGGTATCGAATTGCTTTTTTAAAGAATTATATTTAGCCTTCCAACCTTTTACCTCTTCTTTTAAATCTCTGCTCTCTTCTTTAACTACTTTCAACTCTTCA